GCTTGACTCAATAAAGCATGAGATAGAGGATGCAGGTTCAGTGCTACCGTCATCCAAGCCCAATTCATGATTATACAAATAGTGATCTGTACCAGCGGAGATAGGAAAACTGTTAATCCCTCGATCAATCCAAGCAGTTCTAGTTAGTTTTCCGTAATACCAAACTTGCTGTTGGTAGTTGTAAACAACGTAACTATCTACTTCGCTGGATGTTCCAGAAGGATAAAACCACCATACTTCTCCATACGAAGAGTTTATTCCCGCAGTCACTTTTTCTGCTTGCGACGAATTAAAGTCATTAAAAACGTAGTCCCTAACAGTGCAAGGAAGTCTTTGTACAGAGCCGTTATAAACATAGAACTCTTCAGCACCCATCCAAAAAACGTTGTCATCTACAGCAATTGCAGTTAACGGGCCCATAATTGTAATGTTTTGTGAAATTAAGTTAATGCCAAAAGTAAAGGGTGGCCCAAGGTATTGCATTGCGTGTAAGGATACATCGGTAAAAACAAGGATCTGTTGCCGTGTTTCAATGGCCGATACAATCTCTGAGCCTGTTCCAAGTTTCAAGGATCCAGCGTCATTAGTCGCTGTAGGTAGCCAATCGGTTACAGATTCAATAGACGAGAACCGAATAAGCAACGGATCTTGAGTAGTGCTTGAGCTAGGATCACAACCAAACACAATAACATGCCTGTCTCGGTCTGATACTTTTACTATTTTTGCTACAGTAGGAGCAGAATTAGCCCCCGCAATATCACTAAGAGCTACTGCTGGCGTGGTTAGTGCATCTGTAGCAGACTTATCCCAATAAAAAATACCGCCATCACGAACATTAATAAGTAGATCTTCGCCAAAATTATCATGGCTCCATATTCTTAACGTAGAGCCAACATCTGTTAAATTAGAAGCTGATCCCCAGCCATCTGCGCCCCATAATCCTGCACCCCAACCAGTTCCAGAAACAACCGTGTCAAGACCAGTCACAACTTGATAAGCTCCAACAACAGAAGAACCGCCAGTACCTGTATCACTTGTATTACAAAATACAGGTGTAGGATCTAGCCCATCCGTTGTAGTAATACTTGATATAGTTGACACTGTTCTTGCCTCAACTAAGTAAGTGTTAGAATCAACAATGTTTATAATTTCATATTCTTGGTTTAAAACATTGGCAACGATTAACCCACCTAATGTTGCAGCACCAGAAAACGTCACAAAGTCATTTACATTTGCACCATGACCAGAATCAGTAACAGTTAAGGTAGCACATGCAACAGCGGCACCAGAATCATGTGCAGCAACAGTTGTACTGTTTTGTGCCCTCACACAACCTGTTAGGTTATTACCTGATACACCTGTATAAACTATGATTTCATTGTCTATTTTAACTCTACCAGAAACTGGAAAACCAGTAGAACTTGTTAATGGTAAGGTAGTGTCATCAACTGTAATCGCTCCACTTAAGGTATTAGCTTTAGTGGCAAAAGTTACATCTCCTGCGGAGGTAGTTAGTCTGATAGGCGTAATATCGTTATATCCACCACCCTCATTAATGTAGTATTTAAGGTTAGTTCCAACACCAATAAAACTGGTTCCGTCTAGTGCAACCCAAGGTTTTAAGGCTCTCGCTGTCCCCAGAAAAGCATTAGAGGTTTGTTTGATCCAACCCCCAATTTTTTCTGGAAGACCAAATCTAAACCTTACTTTATCTCCATCAAACCAACCACCTTCATTCGTATATGAAGTGGTTTCTCGATTAACGCCAGGGCGGAATTGCAGTTTTGTAAGTGGCATTTCATCCTACTTCTTGAGTGTCTTCTTTCATTTCTTCAGGCTTTAAAGATTCAGCAAGTTTAGCTCTCATAACACTAAGAGCCGCCAACTTTTGATCCATTTGAAATTGAAGGTTGTTCTGTTGAGCCTCTAAATCTTTAATCTGAGCAATTAAATATTTGGACGAATAAGATAAAGATTTCTCTGTAAAATCTTGCCCGTCAATATTAATTACGTTTTCTTTAACTTCTTCTTTCTTTTTAGCCATAATTTTCTCCCTATTTTATGGTTCTATGCCTACCAAGGCATTCCTGTTGAAATTTCTGCTCCTGCTATTTTAGCAGTTATAGCGGAGGTTATAAGACCCTCGTTGTGTGCTTGAACGCCACCTGCTTTTACCCAACCTAAAGCATTTGCCTCTGTTAAGCTGGCGTAGGCAATGAATCCTCCTGCTGTGTGATCTGGTGTAACAGGAACAATCCGTGTTACTGACCCAATGATATCTTCGCCATCTTCATCTTTACCTATAACCTCATCAGCAGTGACTGAACCCATGTGTAGGTATGACCCTGATCTACTGTGAGATACACTTGTGTCTGCGTCTGTACCACTACAGTTCCACTCAACTTTATAAACAGCCCCTGTTGCGGTAACTTTGTGCATATCGTTAACTGACCACGTAAATGTTATTGCCATTTTGTTTATCCTTCTAGTGTTGCTATACGAGCTAATGCTGCATCTAATGCTGTTGACAGTTCTTGTACTGCTTTAACTAGCATAGGGACTAAGCTGCCATATGAAGCTTCTAGTCTGTCAGGATTATCATTAAAAGCTAATTGGTGTTGTTCAGCATTACCTAAAGCAAGTAACTCTTGAGCTATAAAACCATTTCTTACTTTGCCTTGATGAGGGTTTGTTCCAAGTTTGGAATTAATATATTCATCTCTAATAGCCCACTTGTATTGAACAGGTCTTGTTTTGTTTATAAAATCTAAACCATAAGGTAAGTCTACAATATCTGTTTTATCTCTTTCATCTGATAACGCTGCTATTGTCTGTATATGACACCGTAAAGAAGCTGTACCTGTATTACCTAAAGTAATTTGATTCTCAACACCAACGGCAGATGGAGTTGAAGATACCCCTATAGAAATGTTATTATTTCCTGTCGTTCCGCTATCGTGAGAATCATTGCCTATTGCAATATTATTATCTCCGTCAGTTATTTCAGCACCTGCACCAAAACCTACACAGGTGTTACCAACGGCTGTAGTAATGGAATCGCCCGCACCTGATCCAATTAACGTATTACCATTCGCCACGCCTTGAAGCAGTACCCCTGCATTTGAACCAACAACCGTGTTACCATCACCTGTAAGTTTAGCAGTTGTAATACCTTCACCTGCTTCAAAACCTACGAATGTATTGCCCTGCCCATCCGATATAAATTTACCTGCTTTATGTCCTACAGCAGTATTTTCTGTCGTAGTAACAGAAGAAAAAGATTGACTTTGTAAGGCAGATGTACCAACCGCAACAGACCCATCTCCTTTTACATCGGCGAATAATGCACCCGAACCCACGGCAACATTTTGATCTGCATCTGTAAAAGAAGTGCCAGCAACATTTCCTATAAGAACATTTTCTGAACCAGTAAGAACTAGACCTGTTTGAATACCTAACGCAGTATTGGCGGTTCCAGCAGCTGCACTCAGTGATTCAAAACCCACAGCTGTATTACCAGCAGTATTCGAAATTGCATCACCAGCTGAAGCACCAATGAGGGTGTTGTTTACGCCTGCAACCATGTTTCTACCAGCATTTGAACCGACAGCGGTGTTGTATCCTTCAGCACCTGCATTTAAATTCTTTAAGGTACTCCATCCAATAGCAGTATTATTACCATGTGCATCTTCCTGGTTTAATGCAGCATATCCAAAAGCTGTGTTGTTATCACCAGTAGTAATTGCAGTACCTGCTTCGTCACCCACAACCACGTTTTGGTTACCGCCAGATGCTATTGAGTTACCTGCGTTGACACCAAATCGGACGTTAGATGTACCTGCTGTTGGGGTGGATAGTGAGCCGTCTGCGGCCATTTTTAGATGGTCATTTGTAGCGTTACCTGAGATAAAAGTAGCACCGTCTATATGTGCTATTGCGAAAGCACTTGTTTCATCAGTCCCTTCTACTTGAAATCCACCTGCATAGCTATTAGCTGTGCCTTTTACAGTAAATGTTGCGGCAGGTGAGCCAGTATTTACGCCAACCCGATTTTCTTCACCATCAACAAACAGCATATTAGCGTTGCCGTCAGACTCAACACGGAAGTTTATGTCTTTACTTTCTTCGTTAAATACAGTTTCACTTGGGTGTAAAGTAATTCTGTTCGTGTCAGCCCCTGCAACTGTAGTGTTCATATAAAAAGTTGTGTCTTCAGTTCCCGAAGTTACATCCGTTGCGTAGGCTGTAAACGATGCATATGATTCTTTATTACCCGCACTATCTTCACCATGAAATTTAATTACTCCTAAAATATCATTATCAGCAGGGCTTGCAGAGTTTCTATAAAGATCTAAGACAGGACCAACTAAAGCATCAGCATCTGTAGAAATAAGAGTAAGCTGTGTCGTGTTATCGGCAGTGCTTATTGTTGAACCATCGTTAGCAGCAAACCCACCGTTAAACACAGTCGCAGCCGTGGTGGTCAGGACGCCTGTTACGAGGGCAGTGCCACTAAAAGTAGCCTCTGAAGCAGTTATCACAAGCGGTTTTGAAGCAGACCCAGCAATTTGAGAAGTAATAAACGACTTATCAGCCGTTGTATCAAACCCCATTATCATTTGTTTGTTAGTATTTGTAGCACCTCTTAAAGTAAGTTGAAGGTTGTTTGCTGTAGTTTTATCCCCAGTTACTTCTAAAGTTGAAAAATTAGCCGCTGCACCAACACCAAGTGCGCCCGTTACTAGGGCAGTGCCTGAGACATCAAGATTACCGTTAACGTCTATAAGTGTCGAGGTTATGTCTATCTCATCATCAGCAGCTATAGATAAGTCACCATCGGCAGTTGAGCTAATGTGGATTGCAGCATCTCGGAAGATTAACTTTTTGTTTGTTCCCATCGTGGAGTCAGCATTACTAGCAAACCCACCGTTAAAGACCGTGGCTGCGGTAGTAGTTAACACACCTGTTACGGCAAGAGTTTCACCGATTGTGGCTAATCCAGTAACCGCCAGATCATCGCCAACGGTTAAATCATCACTAACTGTTAGGTCATCAACGACTGTAGTTCCTGCTAAGTTAACAGCAGTAAGAAGATCGTGAACCACGCCGCCTGAACCCAAGCCATCTGTTGCAATAACTTTAGTATTACCAGCAGGGATAATAACATTTGCCCCACTGCCGCAAGTAAAGGTCAGGTCGTAACTGGTTGCGTTATACATAATCCATGTTTTAGAACTTGTGTTTGGCAGAAGTGTTACCGTACACGCTTGACCGCCGCCTGTGAGTTTTAACCCAAGGCACCTGTCAGCGTCTGCTGCACCGTCTGCAATTGTAATATTGTCAGTCGAGGCGTTTGCAATCGCTCTGGTTCCCCAGGCTGTTGCTTGGCCTATTAATTCTAAATTTGTATTTGTTGTGTCACCCCATGTACCAGATTGTTCGCCTGAACCTATCTCTTCTAGTCTGAGGTTATTAACGTATGTACTAGCCATTTTATATTCCTATGCTCCTATTGTAGTGTATTCTATAGTTTCCCAGCCTGGAATTTGTGAAGGGGTAATTGTAGTATAACTTGTAACTTCCGCTGGCACAACCTCTCCCCATGTAGATCGTAAAGAACCTACAGAACCAGTCATTGCGTCCATTGCATCAATAGTTATATTTGCAGTACCTGTTATTGTAACAGAGCCAATAGAACCCGTCATTGTCACCATAGTATTGGTAACAAAGAAACTACCTAGTGATGCTGTTCCAGCAATACCAGTAACAGAAATGTTTGCTAAACCCGTAACCGTTACAGAGCCAACGCCACCAGTAGCACTGGTGCCAGTAACGCCAATCACACCGTCTCCAGTGGTGGCAACGCCAGTAATAGCAGTTGTAGCAGTTACCGGGAAGGCAACATTAGTATTCCAAGTGCTAGTGTTCCAACCCTGTATAGAGCTGTTCCACCCTTGGAATGCTGCTACATTGTTGATCGACATTAGGCTATCCTAATTATCGCATTACTCGCATCAGCTGTTGGAAAAACAATTGTGAAATCGCCAGAACTTGCCGCTTTATCTGCACCAAAGTCTAAAACACAGACCGTTGGATCTCCAGAAGCACTGTCGTTAAAGATCAAAGCTCCTCGAACAGACGATATAGTTACGTTGGAAAACACTTCATCCGCAAAGTCAGTAAACGCTGTTGTTGAACTTGTTGTTGGATTAACGTTCCCAAGTGCTTGTCCTTTAGCACTGTAGTTTGTTCCACTTATTTCGTTACTACTTGTATATGCAGTAGTAGCCGCTGTAAAACTTGCGCTGTTGGTGTACATTGCAATATTAAACGTGTTGCCCCCGGAAGCTAAGAAGTTATGTTTTGCTTCCATTAACTCCTTTTTAAACGAGGTACATAAAAAATTTCCACTAAAAGCCATTACATTCTCCTTATATATTCTGCTAGTTTTAGGTTTCCAGAATCTTTAATTGCATTATATACAGTAGTTCTATCACTTTTAATAGCCTGGTGCATATAATTAGCAACTATTGCTTCTAGTTGTTTTCGGTAAGCGTAAGCTTGGTCTCTAATAGCAGGTGGAGCGTTTTCAGAAATACCTATTATTCTATTAACGCAACGAACTGCTACCTCTTCTGGAGTAAAGCCTCTATTATCTGTAGTTTCTACCGTAACCGAGAAATCATTAGACATGCTAAGTGGATTTGTTAACATTAACTTTTCTGCCTTCTAATCTGTCCCGTTCGGTATTCATCTGACACTTCTTCTGCTTCTCCAAAATTCTTTAACCTTGATATCGCTTCTCCAAACCTAGAATTATACATAGCCATGACGTCTTGTTCCCCCTTCATGTATGTGCCCGCCTCAATCAATGTTCCATATAATAACGCTATCTCTGCGTTTTCGCTCGTCCAACTAACAGTTGTATCCGCCCCTGTAGAAGTTACAGTAGTTGTTGCTCCACTAGTTGTCCCAGTAATCGTCTCACCGTCTGTAAAAGTACCAGAAGGAACTAGTATAGATAGTGTAGTTGAGCTTGGAATAGATTTAATAGTAGAAACTACGCCACTTGTACCACCAGTAATCGTCTCACCGTTTGTAAAGCTTCCAGTTGCACCAACGGTTAACACAAGCAAACTTTCTGTCAAACTAGCTGGTCGATAAAAGTAACTCAATGTTGTTGTGTAAGCCGCATCAGGAGTAGGACCTATAAGTAAGTTGTTAACGTCAAACTGAGCGTAGTACTTAGGAACACCTATCGTAGCTGGATTAGGATTGTACGTTTGTACATAATCTAAATCCTTAAACATTAAGAAGACATAGCTACTACTACTTGTAATGCTTAGAGAAAAAGGAGCTAAAAAGTCAGATGGAACATTTAAAAATTGATTACCACTAGCCATTGTTCCCGAAGCGTTTTTTTGAAACTCGTTTAGTTGTACCGACTTTAATACTCTTTCTTCAGCCAACTCTACAAACATACCCATGTTTGCAACAAAAGATGTCTCTTCATTTTGAGTGTAATCTTGAACGGCTTCTCTTAAAGTTGTAAATGTATAGCTCATTATGTTTGTACCTCAACTTCTCCTATTGAACCTATAGCTACCAGATTATTAGGAGGATTAATACCATTATCAGTGCTACCCCCTACAGGGTTAAACCCCCATTGAATATTTCTTTGTGCTACTAGGTTTTGTTCTGGTCGGGGGTTTTTTAAAGCTTCAGGGTCTGCTGGTGCTTTAGAAGGGGTCAATTGCGGATGCTTGGGTTCGTACTCATCTTCCCCAACAAGAAATCCATTCCACTCTTTACGCATGTCTCTTAAACGATATCTAAAACCAGAACGGTCTGATATCCCGTAAGCATTTGCATCTGAAGCGTATCGACCCATCTTATCCTCTACTTAAAAATATTTAGTTACTTTGAAACCAGCATTAAGAACTTTTCCTGACTTTGGGTCTAAAGTAGCTCCGCCTTCAAACCCACCCTTTCGATACCCAACTCCAAACGAGTTTATACCAAAACCCCCTTTACTAAGAGTTCTTCCAGGAATTTTTAATGTTTCTCGGCCTCCACCAATACTTGCGTCAAAGGATAGTCCTTTTGGAGAACTAACTCTTGTGTCTAAGTTTCCTGAAACTTTTTTATGCTCTGGAACAGCAGATTGATACCTTATTGTTGGTGTAAAGTTCATCTGATAACCCTTAGAAGTAGTTAGTGTATCAGGACTTTTTGTTCGTTTGATTTCTGGCGTCAGTCTGTTTCGGTTAGCCTCAATCTCTCTGTAGATTTTTTCTATGGATTTATCCGCCATTATACCCTCAAATAACTAATACTAGGTTGTAGTTTAAGCGATACCGCTTCTTCATCTTCTTGTGCCGCTCGTAAGAACTCTTCTTCATATAGAGCTTTTAAAATCTGTACACGATCTGGAGCTTTCTTAACAGAAAGATAGTATGCCAATCCAGCAATCATACAGGGATAAAATCTATAAGGTAGGTCAGTAGTATTTACCAATGCGTCAGCGTCTTCAATGCGTTTAACAAAATAGTATCTAAGTTCATCTGTACTGTTTTCTGGTGTAGGCCAAACACTAACCGTTGGAGTAATTGATCTTGCAAAATAGTATTGAGTAGGTCTTCCAGTAGTAGACTTATTAGGAATATTTAGATATTCACCTCTAGAAATAGAGTTAATAGTTATATCTGAGTTGTCTCGTCTAATAACAACGTCTAATAAATCCCCTACAGCTTGAGCGTCTTCTAAAGAAGGTGAAGAGGTCACAGTAGTTGTTGCAGCACTTGTTCCGCCAGTAATAGTTTCTGCTGCGGTAAAAGTTGCCGTTGGGACAGATATGGTTACGGTTGTACTAGATGGTTTTGTTAAAATGAAAGCTGTAGCTCCGCTTGTTCCGCCAGTAATAGTTTCCCCTACAGTGAAGCTAGTAGATGCCCCTATTGTCATTGTTATAGTACCAAGAGGGTATTCTATTACTCCAGACGCAACTGTTTGAGACGCGAACTTTATAGTCCATAAGTTAAGGCCCCGGTTAGCCCATTCAGCAAA